CGCAGGACACATCATGATCTTCAAGCGGTGACTGAATTGTAACACTAAAAGGAACCACTGGCACAGCAATCTTACGCCGGGTTAACCAACCCCCTTAGTGAGACACCTTAACCTTAACATTACTGAACCCTATTTCAGTATTGCCAGGCACTGGTGCCATTAAATCAACATTCTTACCATCTGATCGCATAACATAACTGGAATAATAGGCCCCCCAAGAATCCGGGAAGTCTATTTTGGTCGTTAAGTCCAATTCGGTTAACTCTGTCAAGCCATCCAAATAAGACTCAATCTCCAATTGTGTCTCGATAGTAATACCATACATTTCTTCTACCAATGTACGTGTTGAGATCCCAATGGGATGATCGGTTTCCCACCTTTTAATCTCAACAGTTGTAATGTTGCATGCTTGTAGTAACAGCTCGCGTTCGTACTGATTGATATGTCTATTGTTTTTGACAAAAGACATAACATCGTAACTCCTGGTCATTCGTAAACCATACAACGCTAATTTTTGGATTATAGGACATCCAGGGTATTGGTGCAAATTTGACAACGACTTACAACGTAATAGTGTCATCAACTTCTTGGTCTTGCACGATGCATAGGCACTACTTGCCCACCCAAATTTGACTAGCACTTTCCTGGGATCAGTAACAGTAATGCAGTCATCGGGATGATAGATTATTCCGCAGAAGGAGGCTCGCTCTTTCAATCTATGTTTCTCCAATTTAATCTTGAAACCCAAAAGAGCAAAGTCGTCAATACTAGGGTAACGACCTGAAGATGTGATGCAAAGTCCATCATCACCTTCAACTATCATCTTTATCTCCCCCAATCCCCGCTTATCACAGAGAAAGGACATAACCATAAGATTAGCAAAACCATTTGATAGAGAGGTGTTCATTTCTCCACTCATCCTACGAGCACGAATCGTCAAAGTAAAGAACTTAAATCGACATTCATTATCGCCCATTAAAGATGAGTAAACTTGTTTGGTAAATGTACCACCCAAATGTTTTGTCATATGATCGAAGAGAACCTGGTCACACGCATCCATCAATTCTTTTGTAAAAGATGATTCAAAACTTGTGTAATCAGTAGCACACACCTCACGGGCCATAGAGCTGAGGTGCTCTTCAATATATTTTGGTCTGTCTGCAACAGGGACATGTTTAATGAATTCTGGCTGACTATACAGTCGTTCCTCTATCGCCGAGCATAGCGGGCCAAATAAACATTTGAAAGCATCCACACGAGAAAAGATGCCTCTACCATGTTTGAATTCACCATACGTTTCATCTTTCATAAACGCCTTGACCAATCGCATGTCTTTAGTCAAAGATCCCTGGACCATAGTTGAGAACGTTTTCTTCAGTTCTTCTTTCCTACTCTCAGGATATTTCTTCTGGCTTATCCAAGTATCAAAAGTCAGATCACAATCTGGACTGAGAGGAACAAGACGTCTTCTACACCACCGCTTCACAAATACCTTAAATTCCTTCAAAATTTTCTTGTTCGGAACGGGAAGTTTAGCAGCAATTCTTTTCAAAACCCCGTCAACCATGGTACGTGGGCATTTTGTGTCAGGATGTGGTTGTGTAGCTCCAAGGACAATAGGACCCAAAGAGATCATCATAGGAGAACGATTCCTCAAGCAAGCACTTGAGTAATCTTTGTGGAAGCGTATGGCACAATCGCTAGGAGCATCGTAGGCTGGAGTAACCCCGTCAGTGCTGCGATAGCCATATGCATACCACCTCAGATCTACTTTGGTATTGGAAAAT